CTTCTTCTGTAAGCGGTAGGGGTGTACCGGATGAAAGCTTCTCAAGGTGCGTATAGATGTCGGGTACTAAAGTATCAAGTTTCATGCTGAACATCCTTTATATTTTTAATTATATTTTTTATAGTCTTTAAGTCTGACTTGAACCACTCGTTAGCGTGTTTGATTTTAATTTCTTTTAACTTGGCGTGTACTAGCTTCTCAGCTTCTCGTCTATCATTAAAGTATTTAGAATAAGATACCTTGTAATCTCTGAAAGGTGAAGAGGTTTGATAAGCTTTACATCTATCAGTTGCATCAACAGCCATGCCAACTTTATACCATTCAACCCACGCAGGATTAGAGATAACGTAGACATGTCCATCTTGTATACTGTTGTACTCTGCTTTGTGTCTACGTCCCAACAGCTTAGCTAAAAGTTTAGGGCTTGGTTGTTTACCTTCTTTATACTTTTTCTTAACTATATTTTCTGCTCTTCTTATGTCATAACAATCAATACACTTGTAGTGCTTTTTACTTACAAAAGAAAACCACCAGTTGACAGGCGTTTCCAGTACTATCCCACACTCTATACAATTTTTAATGTGTTTCACTCCAGTTCTCCCCAACTTTGTAAGCCCCATCTAAAGGACAATTTAAATTAAACATGCACCCTGCTTCCTTGAGAGCTTGTACTCCTGCTTTGCCAACGGCTACTGCATCATCAACGTAACATTCAATCTGCCATTCGTCATGTACATTAGCTACAAACTTAGCATCCCAACCATGCCTAGTTATCTTTTCGTTTAAGATAATTAAAGCTTTCTTCATTACAATTGCTCCTGCTCCTTGCAACAAGGTATTCAAGGCGGCGTGTTCTGAACGCACTGTAAGCTTTCGTCCGTCTAACGCTTTAATGAATCCGCTTTTAGCTTCTCTTTGTACTCTGTCTGTAAGCTTTTTAAATGCAGGGAGATTATCAAAGAAGCGTTGTCTAAGTCCTTTCCCAACCGTTCTACTTCCTCCAACCACTGACCCAAGCTTAGCATCTCCTGCGCCGTAAAGTAACGCATAGATGAAAGTTTTTGCCTGACTTCTTGATTCAATTTCAGCAAGTTGTTGATTAGTGGTGTGTATGTCTCCGTTAAGGATTTCATTAGTATAGCCCTCGTCATTTAATTCATGTGCCAACATCCTAAGTTCCAACCCACTTGCGTCAATCCCCACAAGTCTATAGTTTTCAGGTACTGTCCAACAAGATCGGCAATCTTCGCCGTATGGTGACGAACTACTAGGAATCTGTGCCATGTTAGGATGTGAGTGAGTCATGCGTGAAGTCACTGCGCCGTTAGGATTTACATATCCATGAACTCTGCCTGTCTCTTCGTCAAGTTCCTTGATCCAACTCTTAGTTTGTGCCAAGCGTTTCTGTAACATAAGATACTTAGCAATCATGGCGGCCTGTGGAATACCCTTAACTCTATTTAAAGTTGACTCATCTACAATAGGTTGGCCTGTAGGTGTGTGCTTCTGAGGCTTCCAACCAAAACGAATTAGGTACTCGCCGATCTGTTTACGTGAGCCTAAGTTAAAGGGTGTTTCAGTTTTACGTGCGATGGGCTTAGAGTCCATGTCACAAAGTATACGTTCATACTCATCGTCTGTTAGCCTCGTTCCTTTGCCGTGTTGATCTGTTGCTGTCTTAGCTACTGCACCTGTCGCTGTGTACTTAGGTGTTAGTATCTGAGTAGTGACTACAGGTCGGAACTCTTCCTGAACCTCTTGCTCTAAGTCATGTAGCTTAGTTTCAAACATAGCCATCAAGCCCATAACTTTCTGCACATCTAATAAGAAACCATTAGTGCGTTGCTGATCAATGATCTTAGCTACTGCGTGTTCTATCTGTACTGACTGTGGTGTGAACCCACGGCTCTCAAGCTTCAGAGACTCATAGACTTTAGTGTTGAGCAGTACATCGTTCTTGCAGTACTCTAACATCTCAGGTGTGTACGAACTCCAAGCATCCTCCTGCTGACCGAAGTCACCCTTCTTAAAACCTAAGCGATAGCCCCACCCTTCAAGGCCGTGGTTGCCTTCGCGTGTAGGGTTGAAGAGCCGTGATAGCACCAAGGTATCAACAATCTTCTTATCAAACAAATCAATACCTGTTAACTTCTTTATCACTGGGATGTCATAGCCTATCACATTGTGACCTATCAGTTTAGTTGCTGAGCGCAGTAGCCCATAGCCTTTCTCCAACTGAGTGTTGTCAAACGTGAACACATCCATAGTGTCTACGTCTTGAGCCACGATGCAATGAATCTTAGAAGGATCTAAGCCATCTGTTTCTATATCAAATACTAAGTTACTCATATGATCTCTCCGTCAAATTGCGCCGCATCATAATCATCTAGCTCTCTGAGCCTACCTGTCTTGTTATCATACAGTAGGTGAGAAGCAACGCCAACATCTCCAGTGTATCTAGACTTCAGTACCCTGACCTTAGTGGTCGAGGCTTCTATGTTGTCTTCTGACTGTTGGTTACGCTCCAATGAGATCACGCAGTCTGATAACTGAGCAATACTTTGACTCCCTCTGAGATGATTAAGCCCTGTCTCGATGCCGTTCTCGTGGCCCCTGTTGCCATCTACTCTACGCAAGTGTGACACTAGTATCATACCACAGCCTGTCTCTTCTACCATAGTCCTTAGCCGATGCATGATGCCGTCAATAGCTTTACGCTCGTCATTCTCTAGAGTAGATAGTACAAGCATGTGCAAGTGATCAACTACAATCCATTTACAATCTAAACCTATGATCATGTAGCGTAGCTTGCTGAAGATGTCGTCAAGATTATTGACTCCGTGGTGTGCATGAATCCAGACACGGCCTTCGTTGTCACCCATGAATACTTTCTTGTAGCAATCATCTAACTCTTTGTCAGTAAACTCAGCCTTAACACTATCAAGGTGGAGCTTAGCGTTAGCTTCTATTGCCATGATACCTTCGGCAGTACGTGACCAGTTCTCTTCAAGGGCTATGACACCTACGTTATCTTCTGTGTTCTCAATCAACCAGTGTTCGATCTCTCTGGTTACAGAAGACTTACCTAAGCCTGTGCCACCAGTAAGAGTTACTAACTCACCTGCTCTAAGACCTTCTAGCTTTTTGTTAAGCCCCGCCCAAGGATAGGGTATGGCTGTCTTCCTTTCAGACCTAAGCTTTTGATAGGCTCCTAGCTGATCAGATAGATTCAATACACCAGAAGGCGTATAGACTTTAGCATCCCAGAAAGCACTGACATATGCGGCGTGTCTACCTTGGCGTAACATATCGTTAGCATCTTTGTAGTCTACAGGCAACGTCATGATCTTAGCTTTCTTAGGGGTCAGTAGCTTTGCAATTGCTTGCGCCGCTTCCTTGCCATGCTTATCGTTGTCAAAATTAATGACTACAGCATCGAATGACTCAAGGTATTCAAGGCTCTGTTTAACATCACGAACGCCTCCTTGCGCTCCTGATTTTATAGATACGACAGGCCACTTGCTACCCATTAGCTCGTAAGCGGCCATCGCATCACACTCGCCTTCTGTTAATGTTATAAACTTACCACCTGCCTTGAATAGATTCTCTCCAAACAAGCCTACTTCTTTGGCGCTCCCTGTCCAAGCGAAGTTTTTATCCTGCTTACGAATCTTTGTTGCCGCAAATTCGTGTCCATTAAAGTAGGGGTAGTAATGTTTATCGACCTTACCGTTGATCATTGAAGCTTTGACACCGTACTTCTTAGCTGTAGCTAAGCTTATCTTTCGGTCAGTCAATTCTACAAAAGATGCGGCGGTAGGAACATACGCTGAAGGTGTTGCTTCCATCTTACTATTCCTTTGATACACTGTGAAGTCCGTTACGGTATCAGTTTGTTGCACTTCCGATGTGCTATAATTTTTAAAATAACTGTTACAAACAAAACAAAATGCTGATCCATCTGAATTGATGGAAGCCCCATCAGACGAGCCACAAGACTCAGACTGACAGGGTTGGTGCAGTTTAACGAAAGCCATCAGGCTCACTCCTCAGTTGTTTCTACTTCCTCTGTAGCTATTGCCTCGTCCGTGAGGTGGTTAGTTTTAAGATCGTTGATCAGAGAGAGCGTGGCTGATTTCATAAGCCCAATCATAACCTGTGCTTCACGCATTTGAGAATCTGCTTCTACCAAATGTGCTACGATTAAGGTAGCATCATCTGATAGCAACTCTGTATCATAGTTAACTTCATCTACTGTAACAATTCCCATTATAATTCATCCTCCATTTCGCTATCCAATGAATCAAACTCTGCACCATCAGGTGATCCAACTTCGATAAGATTGATAACCTGCATGGCTTGAAAGTCTAAGCCCTTAAAAGTTTTACCTTTCCAATCTGATTCCCATTCTTTGTACTGAACTTTAACTTCAGAACCATTCCCTACACGGGCATCCAGTAAATTCTTATACGCATCTACTAAACGTGGAGCAGGTCGAATCATACCATTGGGGCCGTTAACCTTTCGCTTGATTACAATCGCAGGGCCTTCATCCATTTGCTTAATGCTAAATCCTCGTGATTGAAAATCTTCAGCGACCGCATCGTCAACAACTAGATTGACTGAATACACTGGTTCAAAAGTTGTGTTAGGTGTAGTTGCTGATACCCAATAAGCTGTGCCTTGTAAAATTGCCATGTTACTTTCCTTATATTGGTAATTAAAATTGAATGTGGATTTTACCACAATGATTTATATTTATCAAACTTTATTTTTTTCTTTTCATTAACGTATCATACTCAGTGCTGTCAATAATAAACTGTATGACAGACTGCTCTCTAACATTATACATAACACACGCCCTACTCAACGGTATCTTACCATCAACCACATCTGTCGCGGCTCTAGCTGTTGCAACTGCGGCAGGGCTTGGGCTACCTGATATGCTCTCTGCAAACATTAGTTCCTCTCCTCGTCTATCATTAGCTCTGAAATGTACAGCAGTTTAATAGCCACTGCCATTGTTATAGTACCTACAAATAATAAAACAATAT